ATATACGCTTTTATTGACAACAGCAGAACAGTAAAAACTATTCATATCAAAAATGCTATTAAAATGGATTATGATTCAACTCAAGTGTTCATAAACAACATTATGAAACGAGATAAACCGTATATAAGGTTGGCAAAATATCTGGCTCATATTGATAAAGCTGTTACTGTTACAGATCTTGATAAAGAATTACCTTACTTCCCAACTAGCAAACAGCAACGTCAAGAGATGCTGCATAATGCAACTGTATGGGGTTATAACAATCAAATTGCTATCAGTACTTATGTTAAAGATGGCGTTGAATTTATTAGAGGTAAAGCTTTAGAAAAAACTGATCTTAATAAACTGATAATTGCATTAAACGATGGTAGTTCTAAAAGTGCTAATTTTGAAAATCATTATATGTCATTTAAAAATTTAGCCAGATTTACTATGAACCCAGCATTTAACTTTATAAATCATCATACTAAAAATGGTAAGAGAAGAGACGATGCTTTAATAAAAGGGTTTAATTTCGTAGTATTAGATGTTGATAATATTACCAATATGGAAACAGTTAAAGCTCTATTTAGCGATTATCATTATATTCTATACACTACTAAACGGTTCAAAAAGAAAAAGCATAGATTCAGATTAATATTGCCAATAAGCCATAAGCTTTACCTTAATAAAAAGCAGTATAGTAACTTTATGAAAAACCTATACGATTGGTTACCTTTTGAAGTGGATAAAGCTGCTAAAGATAGACCTAGAAAATGGCTAACAAATAAAGGCAAACTCACTTATAACAAAGGAGATAGATTATTTAACATAACTGAATTACTTAATACAGATAGTAAAAAGAAAAATAGGGAATATGTACAGTATACAACAGATAATGCAAGATTAGAAAACTGGTTCCTACGCAAAATGCACCCAGGCAATAGAAATAATATGTTAGCTAGATATGCATTTTTATTAGCAGATCAAAAGTTAAAATATAGAGATATTGTAGAAAAAGTATATGCATTAAACAATCGTTTACAGTCTAAATTGCCTAAAACTCGAATTGATTCAACCATATTAGTTTCATTGAAGGAGAGAATGCGATGAGCAAAAAGAAAAAGAAAACTACAGGTTTTTCTAAATTTGTACCCAATGGTCATGCTATATTAATATTAGCTTCTGGGGGTAAAGGTAAAACTTACTCCCTTAAAAATATTAGAAATAAGAAAAAATGCGCTTATCTGAATACAGATGCTAAACCTTTACCATTTTTTCCTAAGAATAAAAAAGATGTCTTTGGATTAAATGCATATGTTAAACGGTATAAGGATGTAAAAAAGTATTTGAAAAAAATAAATAAACAATCATCTAATGTTCCTGAAACAGTTATACTTGATACCCTAACACATTTGATGGGTATGTTTACATTACAGTGCGTAGATAAAGCTGCTAATACTCAAGCTGCATGGCAACAATATTTATTTTTTTACAGAAAAATAATGTTAGAAATTAAAACTGGAGCTTTTAATACTATTGTTATGGGTCATTTAACCACTGTAGAAGACGATGACGGTAAAATCATTGATATAGTTCCCCCAATGCAAGGACAGTTAAAAAGAATTGGTATTAACACTGATTTCTCTACTATACTAGAATGCGTTACTATAAATCCCTTAAAGTATAAAGCACCTAAAAACTCTAAGTTTTATCATGTAACTCAACAAGAGTTAGACGATAAGCTAAAATATGTATTCCTTACAAGAAAAGTAAAGAAACATAAATTCACTTTAGCCAGAGTACCAGATGGACTATTTCCCCGAGAAGATCTTTACATAGATAATGATGTTCAAATGGTTTTAGATCAAATGGATAAAAAATATTCTGGCAAATAGTAATTAGTCTATTAAGGGGGGTTCCCCCCTTATAGCAAATTAAATATCAATATATATATATAAAGGAAAAGATCATGAGCAAAAAAAAGTCAATGTTCGCTAAAAAAGAAAAAGGCCTTGAGAAAGAAAAGGACTTCGTACCAGGTGGTACAGGTCTACAAACTGGAGTTTTACCCTATATTGTAAAAAACAATTTTTACTGGGTAGCTGATTCAGGTGCCAAAATGATGACATTAGAATTTGAAAATCCTGAAAGTGGTAAAACACTAAAAACTATGCAATGTATTAATAGTAAAGCTGGCAAGAATTATTATGTCAGAAATGGTAAAAAATTCCCATTACCCAGCTATACAGTAGTTAATGATTTAACTAATATTTTACTTGGTAAAGATATTGAAGATCTTGAACCCAAGTTTAAAAATAAAAAAGTTAAAGTATGGGATCCCAAAAAAGGTAAAGAAGTAGTTAAAAGCATGCCCGTACTTACAAAAATGAACGGTAAGAAGATTTATCTAGCTCTTGCTGCTGAAGCACATGACAAACCTGCACGGGACTCTAAAGGCAAAATTGTCTATAAGAAAAACAAAAAAACAAAGAAATTAGAAACAGTACCTTCTGGTGAATTTTTTGTAGAAACAGTCATTCGTAAAGTGTTAGATGAAAAACAAAGAACTGTTAATGAAATTGAAGCCAAATTGAAAAAAGGCGAATTTGCAAAGAAATTTGACAAATATCAAAAAGGTCGAATAGCTGACAGAACTGTTGGTAAAAAATGGACTAAAAAAGAAAAGAAAGGTAAAGGTAAAAAGAAAGGCAAGAAAAATAAGGATGTTTTTAAATAAGCCATGATTTATCTAGGCTGCGATTCTGGAAAAAAAGGTTCTATATGTCTCTATAATACTGATACTGGTAGTATAGGATTTATAGACCTAACCCAGAATAATTTATGGGATACTATTATGTATCTCCGTAAATTAAAAAAGCATAATGATATTAAAGCCATGTTGGAAAAAGTTAGAGCTATCAGCGGATCAGGTAGTACTGGTACTTTCCAATTTGGCTTTAATTACGCTATAAGCGTGTTATGTTTAGAATTATCGGATATAGAATATGATACTGTCACCGCTCAAGTATGGCAGAGAAAATTTGCCATTAAGGGTAAAAAGGGACTAACCCCGTACCATAGGAAAAAAGATATTAAAGTACAAGTAGCTACTATAATGTCTAAATTGTATCCAGATGCAAAAGAACGCTACTACACCCCTCGTAATGCTTTGATAGATGGTAGATCAGATGCTACTGCTATCATGCATTACGGATTTTTAAAATTTAATAATGGTATTACTAACATGAAAGATAAATCAACTAAAGAATTAAAAGCAATTAACAAACGCCTTGTTGCTTTAGAAGAAGCTATGAAAGCACTGCAACAAAAGGTAAATACTACTTCTACCTCAGCCTCTTCAGGTACAGGTCTAACAGGTGATCTAATTACACCAACAGGTGAGCCTATCACTACTAAAGACGAACTGGTAGCAGCCGCTAAAGGACTTGGTTTAAAGTTCCGTAGTGACATAAGTGGGCCTACTCTCGAAAAGCGTTATCGTGCAGCGTTTAAACCAGCCGATACAAATGATGATAATGACGATAATGATGGTACCGAAGAAACAGAGCCTAAAGCAAAAAAAGGTAAAAAGAAAAAGAACAAGAAGAAAGATGGTAAAAAAAAGAAAAAGTCGAAAAAGAAAAATAAAAAGAAAGGTAAAAAGAAGAAGTAAATTTTATTAACAACAATAATAGGACTAAGTATTTAGTCCTATTTTTTTATAAGGAATAATCAAATGATTGATAATAGCGAAATGCCTTTACCAGCAAAACTTAAATATGCTTATTTATTTTTTTTAGTAAATGATAATGTAGCTTCCCATAATGTAACAGTAATGTACCATAGATCTAATCATGCAGAGTTAGCTTCTGCTTATAAAGAATTTACACTTAGTAATCCAGCTTATGCTAATTACACTGCTGTTAATATGATTAATACAACGAACTCATTAACTTCAGAAGATCTTAATAGTGTGGATATTCTTTCAGAAGATAAAAAACTTACAGAATCTGTATTTATTTATGAAGAAGCTGCTCTTTACTGTAAACAGCTTGATAATGTTGAAGAACCATGTATTTACTACATAAATGAAGCCACTTACACAGAAATGTTTTCAAACATAGAAGTAGCAAAAGAAGTATTTAAGCCATATACTTCTCTGCTTTTTGATCCACCGGCTAATAATATTACTAAACTAATGTATATCCCTGAATTGCATCAAAATGTGATTGAGACTCTAAAAGGGAAATAAGTAATGTAATAAGTTTAATTGGAAGCCATCATCTATTACTTTAGCTGGGCTTCCAAATCTGCTTAAACTCAACGAACTGGCAAGGAAGCTGTCCGTTGGGTCTGGCAAATCAACTATTGCTCTCTGCATCAATTCTGATGTAATGGCATTAACAGGTCTATCTCTAAAGTTCTGATAGATAACCTTTTGTATTCTAAATAAGAATTTAGTATACATTAAAATTCCCATGTCATTAATCCATTGCATTCCTGCACTGGTATTCCAATCATAATTAACAAATACATCATTTATCTCTTCAATCGCCTTATTATGCTCTACTTTTCCTTGTTGTGTTCTGTATGAATACAAAGCATATCTGGCTAAGAAATCACTGACTTGAGTGGCTTCTGTTAGATCCCTGGCTAATCCAGTATCAGGAGCAATTACTAATTGCTTATAGCCATTTGTGACTATAGGTGGTAGTGCTTTCGTTAATTTATCACCTACTGTATCGGCAACAGCTTTACCTGAATAAGCTACTGAAGCTCTATTAATAGCGTCTATAAAAGGCGAATTTGTATCTTCAACATCCTCAACTATTGAAGAAAATAATCCTTCTTTTATCAAAGGATGCACAGGATTCCTTTTATGTTCTTCTCTGAATTTATTCCTTTGAGTTTCTAAATGCTTATAAGGTTTACCTTGCCTTTTGGCTACAGCAATTCTACGACTCAATTTATCAATATTTGAGGTTACTTGCTGATAGCGTTTTAATAATGTATATGCTTCCTTCTGCTTTTTTAGTGCATACATTAACGGTACACCACGTTGCATAGAGAGTATTACATTACTAACAACATTAGCAATTAATACTGCTGGAGTAAGTATTACAATATTTCGTTTACCACGTTTAACAATACCCTGCCAAATATCCTCAGCATGGAACACTATTGCTTTAGCAGATGTTTTACCTACACGCATATCAGGAACCAAATTAGATACTGAAGCTTTACGATAACCTAACACCAAATCTATATAATCTTTGTTAATGAATATATTTCCACCTGCATCAGTATTTCCATTTATATCAGACATCCTGGATGTTAGATAATTGCGTACATCCTCAGGTATGAGTAAATATTCATTTCGATACTTATTATCGTGCTGACTATTCAACATAACAAATCTACTGCTTAAAGCTGGATCATCTTTATGCTTTGTATAATCATCTAAAATTAAGTCAGCTACTTCCATATTAAATTCAAAGGCTTTATCTCTTATAGTACTATCTGCCATAGTATTACCAATGATTTCACTAGCATCTCTATTAAGCCCGAGCAGTTCTATTTTTTCCTTTTTTGTTAGCACATAGCTTTCTCTATAAGGATTTATTCTTATACTTGGTGTATCTGTATAATCAGGCAATTTATAATTGACATTATTCATTTGCCTATACAGCCTTTTTTCCATCTTTACTTTATTCATGTTTACTTCAAGTAAACCTTGATCGTTTTTATTCTTTAAACTTATGGCTCCTGATTGCCATCTTTGTAAATAATTATTCCTATTTACTAATAAAGTTACATCATGTTTACCAGTCTTACGAGCAATAGTGTAGCCTTTTGATTTATAATAAGCTAAGTTAGTTTCATATTGTTCATTACCGTCATGTCTACTTATCATTACATGAGCAAATTCGTAGTCATAAGTTTCTTTATAACTACCTTTAACGTATTCGCTTCCATGACTTTTACGTTCTATTAATCTTGATTGAGCAATATTATGTAACTCAGCCATATAGATAATACCGTTATTTTCTTGGTTTATATCTTCTTCAGCAGTAAATAAATCACTAACTGTTTTACGTTCTACTTTGTCAGTAAGGCTTATGGCTTTTAAAGTAGTGTAAATATCAATATCTTTAATAAGTTTATTTTTGGCTTCTTCAGTATTTGTGGGTGCTAGTACGCCTGGTATAGTTACATCAGCTATAGCCCTGGCATTCATTGGTAAACCTGATACTCGAATATTTCCTGTTACCATATAATCAGCTAAGTTATCTGCCATGTTTAAATGAAGATACCCAGAATAAGGATTATTGAGTAGTCTATTCTTAACTTCTTCTATACGATCATTAAGAAACTTTTCATCACTTAACATCCTACTCATATCTGTAGTTGTGTAATTACCTAATAAACTACCAAAATCAGTTTCAACTATAACACTTGTTAAGTGCTGCAATGTACGATTATCTGGCTTATTTTGACTATGGAATCTGTCTTTTATATCTCTAGTTGTTCCACTAGCGATTCTTACTCCTACAGCTTCCACCCCAGCCTTAACTTGTCCAATGATTCTATGAAATGGTCTACTCCTATCAGTGGCTCCATGAATCTCTTGAACCAAAGAAGTTACAAATTTACTTGAGTTTTCATCAAAACTATCAAAAAGATTCTGGAATGTTGTTACCAGCTTAGGATGAGCTACCATATTAAGGGTAAAACTGGCTGTAGACAACGCAAACCTGGCTGGTGATAGTACGATACCAACAACTTTATTATAACCGCCCTTGTATAGCTCTGGATTATTCCTGATGAATTTTGCTAAAGGTTTATATATAGTATTTGATAATGCCTGAGTAACTTTATTATTATTTGCATCATTGAATGGATTAAACTCATTTTTAGCTATAGCATCACTATATTTTTTAGTAGAAGTTACATCTTTTGCTAAATTAATTAGTTTGCTATGTGCTGTTACATCTCCAGCAAGTTTAGAAACCAAATCAGAAAACATATTACGGATTATTTGGAAAGGTGTTAAATTCTTACCATACACCTTACTAATACGAGGTATTTTGACCTTCTCTAAATACTCCACAAGAGCTTCATTGGTTAAACCAAATGCTGCAAACTCGGCTTTATCTCTGTTGCCAAAAATATAGTTATATAATTCTTTTGCATGCTCTATTTCTGCTTCAGTTGCATTTTCAATATGAGAAGGTATAAAGTCATCAAAAGTTATTCCTGATCTTTTTACAGCTTCCATAATTTTAGCTAATTCAGCTTCTTTTGTAGGAAATAGTTTAAAGCCATTATCAAATAATGCATGTGTAGCTTCATGTGCAAACACTTCTTGCATAGACATACCCATACGGGTAGCCATAACTTTAGCATTCTTGGTCATATAAATGGTGTTGTCTTTAAACTCACCCATGACCTTTTTAGAAGCAGCTAGTTTTAAGTTAATTTTATCAACTAATCCAAATAAACCATGAAGCTCATTAGATACAAATTCTGTTAAATACTGTTTATGCTTGGCAGTAATAGGATTATTTCTTTTACTATCCATCTTGCCTAATTTCATGAATGTACTTTCAAGTGTAACAGCATTAACAACTACAGATTTAACATTATTGAATTTACCTAAATCTAATACGTCTGCTTGCGCTCCTCTTTGTCCACGACCTCTACTTCTATATGCTCTAGCTGCCTCATTAGTAACTTCTTCTAAAAATTCTGTTATTGCAGAAGCATCCTCAGTCATTTTACCAAGTAATTTTTTAGAATCTTTTTTAGTAACTCTATAAGGCTTTAAGGAACCAGTATCAAACTGATCAATTTGAGTTGCTTCTTCAAATATGGCTCGTTTAGTTTCAGCATTATCAGTAACCAATGTCTGTACTTGCTCATATATGGATACTTCATCTTCTCTTGCTGGTCTATATGCAGCAGTATAGCCATCTTCTCTTGCATACATAGTATCTAGTTTGAGCATTCTACCTAATGTACTGGCTACGTTAGCTGGAATTGCATATTCCATGTTAAGGTGAGCATATTCTTTATTTACTTCTTGACCTGAATCAAGCCAATCATTTAAACCAAGAATTAAAGCATCATGTACGTTTGCAAAATTACCTACTTTATCGTTTAGATTAGCCCTTACTATCAATGAAGCATCCATTGATAAGATCATATTTAAGAATCCTTTAACTCCAATATCACTAGATAGAGTTTTTCTGTAATAACCTATTGTATTATTGTTAGTTTGTACATTTTGTACTCTAAGATTATTTATAGGACCTGTGAGAACTTGTCTATTAATCTTTTTTGTACCAGAAAATCTAACTTTATCTTTATAACTAGCACTTCCTGTATGTGTATTCACACGCACATCTTCAAATTCATTCACCATAAGAGAATCTTCATATCCTTCTGATAATGAATGTTTTACTGTAGGTAATTTGCCTTCTTTGAGTAATTTAGCTATTAAAGCATTTACTTCCTTACCCGTAAGGGTAGTTCTGCCTACTTTACCATCATTTTGTTTAGCAAATTTAGCTCTCTCAGCTTTAACTAATTCAAACTCAAAAATTCTGGCACCAATTCTATAGGATTGTACTAATGCTTTATTGATTATCTTTCTATTTATTACTTGATTCTCATA